TATTAATGCTATTTTTTGTTTCTTAGTTTCCATTTGTTATTCTCTCAAATTCTTTTATTGCTTCATTCTTTTGTGATATATGCCATATCCTTAAAACTGGTTGGGATATAGTTCCATTAACAACTAATAAAAGTTGATCGGTTATTGTCTGTAATAACAAAAGGTTATTTTTTGATCTAATAATCATAGTCACTAACCTCTATTAATAGTTGTTGATCCCTTGCATATTCTTTGTACTCTTTTAATTCAGATTCATTTAAAATTAAATCTTCAAAAGTAGTCCATGCTGAAAATGTTTTTACTAGATATTTCATAATTAATACTCAGTTTTTAAAATACGTCTTAAAGCCGTTTCATCATTAAATAAATATGCTCTACGAATACTTTGATTTTCATAGTATTCTGTAGGATCTATTAAATATTCACCCATGATTGATTGAAATATCATTTTATTCATAGGCTTTGTTTTTGATTTTTGGCCTTTAATATCGGCCTTTAATGATTCTTTCATTGTTAATAAGATTTGAATTGAATTGTTATAGCTATATGATACCATTATATTAGTATATACTGCAAATTATTTGTTAATAAAACATAAAAAAAAAGAGTCTTATTTTTAAGACTCTTAATTAATTTATTCTCCAAAATAAAAGCAATTACAGAACCAGTTTAAAGCTTTTTGTTGTTCCTCTGTAATTTCAAAATCAGTCCAATAAGTTCCCCAATCTTGATACTGCATTTTTATATTTTCTGGTTCCTTATACTGGTTTAAATCTCCTATAACTCTTAAAGCTGGCCCGCCCCAGGTTAATAAGATTTTAAACTCTTCTAACTTTATATCGTTAGGATTAGAAGTCCAACCGCTACGAAATTCAACACTTAAAGCACTGTTTAAAATGCTTTCTTTCATTTGTTCAATTTCTTCTTCTTGTTCAATAGTTGTTACATTACAACTTTCATAAAAAAGATACTTTTCATAATCTTCTGTAATGCTTTCAATATGACCTATGGCATTTTGTAAAGCATGATCTTTTTCTTTTACTGTCATAACAATAATTTTAATTTGTAAGATTTTTAATAAATCAATCTAATAAATAGATCAATTTTTTAAGCTTATTAAAAAACTAATTAGCTTAAAGAATTAATCTGTTATTGGATGGCTAATTGACTCATAAACTAGTTTCTTATTCATTTCATGTATATCTTTTAAAAAATTATCTTCTTTTTTATTCTCTTTTAATTCTCTTTTTAAATTAGCTATCTCTATATTCTTTCTTGTTATCTCCAATTGTGCATCCATTAACTCTTGATAAAGAATTTCTTCTCTTCTTGTTCTTGGTGTAAATGTCATTGTCTTAAATTTGATTAATTACATTCTGAATGGCCTGGTTCCTATTCTCCATTTGTACATTTTTATACGGATGATGATTAAATAGTGATGATGCTAAAAAGCAAATAATGATTCCTAAAAATAATCTAGTCATAATTAAAAAGTTGTAAGATTTGAATAATTTCTTTATGTAAAGCGATAGTGATCTAGTAAAATATTTTTACTTGAGAATAATATCTATAAGTAGTAAATAATACTACTGTTAAGATTAGAAATAGTCTTAAGTAATAAATAAAAGATAACTAGGCTTATTATTATATTATCAAATATAAACTTATTTGTATATCATATCTATATACATATAAGTGTATCATATTTACTAGCTATATAAATGATATTAGTTTATTATATTATATAGTTAAATCTTACAAATGAAAACTTCTATTAAAGTTACTACTGATGAAAAAATCCAAAAATGGATAGAATCTTTTCCTGGTAATGCTAGTTATGAATTGACTAACTTTAAGCATGGTGATTATTACGGCGAATCTCAGCTAAAACTATTCTTAACCAAGAAATAATTATGAACTACAATAAAGAGCTTATGCAGAATCCAAACAAAGCGTTTGAGATAGGTTTTAAGTTATCACCTGAACTGAAAAATAATGTCAATTATTACATGTTTATGGGAGCTACAGACAAGGAGCTACAGTTCAAACATATAAATACCAGGCAATATCTTAAGATTGCTTATAGCTGATTCTAGGCTAGTCTGGATCTAATTAAATTTGTAACTCTATCCTATGGGGGAAGGGTTGCAGATTATTTTTTATTTTTGTGTGGCGTGGGTAACTTAAATATATTCTGATTAATTTTTTGGTTCAACTTTAATTGAGAGTTCAGGAGCTTGAATATTAACTGTTTCTACTGATTCACCGATTACTTTACCGAGTGAATCTAGTATTTGTGCTGCTGTTTGAAGTTGACCTTTTTTGACAGCTTTGTTGAAGAGTCGGATTCTCATTGCTTGAAGGCGAGGGAGGAGAGTTTCTCTATCTTTTTCCCAATCTTCTTTATTCCATTGTTTAACTTTTTTCCAGTCTTGCCAAGCTGTTACTTCAGAGATATTTTCAATTTTTGAATGTTCCAGGACAAGTGCACGAGTTGTTTTACCTTCTAGCTGACGGGAGTATAGGCGTTGGGAGCGAAGTTGTACGTTTTGGCATGAGGTGCGGGCGCGAAAGTTGATATTTCTTTTAGGTTTAGATTCTTCTAATGGTTGATCGGCAGGAAATGTAGATGAAACCACGGGATTTTTGGGTGTATTTAGTTGAATGATAACTTAAAAGTATGTAAATAGGCTATAAATAGGGGGTATGAGTTGTATTTTTTGTTAAATTAATGGTTGTAAGTGGTGAAAAAAAGAATGAGATAAGTTTGCGTTATGCACAAGGGGAAGTTTTTAATTCAAATAAGAGATTTAGGGTATTGGTGGCGGGTAGAAGGTTTGGTAAAAGCTATCTTTCATGTATCGAACTATTGAGAGGAGCTATTAACAGGCCGAATGAGGTTTATTTCTATTGTGCGCCAACTTATCGGATGGCAAAGGACATTGCATGGAAGGAATTGAAGAGATTGACTCCGAGAACTTGGGTTAAGAGTAAGAATGAGACAGATTTGAGACTTGATTTGATTAATGGATCGAGTATTGAGTTGAAGGGAACTGAAAATGCTATGGCATTAAGAGGTAGAAGCTTGGCTGGTGTTGTATTGGATGAGGCAGCATTTATGGATAGAGATGTGTGGGCTGAAGTTATTAGACCTGCATTAGCTGATAAACAGGGTTGGGCTTTATTTATTAGTACACCTGATGGGACTGCGAGTTGGTTTTACGATATGTGGTGTTTCTGTGGGGAGAAAGAATGGGATGATTGGGGAAGATGGAGTTTTACTACAGTGGAGGGGGGTAATGTAGCAAAAGAGGAGGTTGAGGCAGCCAGGGGTCAGTTAGATGCGAGAACATTCAGACAGGAATTTGAAGCTAGTTTTGAGAATTTAACAGGATTGGTAGCTGTCAGCTTTGCTGATGACAATATTGACAAAGAAGTGGCAGATTTACATATGCTTCCTTTGTTAATTGGGCTGGATTTTAACGTAGACCCTATGGCAGGGATCTGTGCTGTTAAACATAATGATACTTTGTATGTTTTTGATGAGATTATGTTAACGGGAGGTGCTACCACATGGGATTTTGCAGAAGAAGTTACGAGAAGATATGGAGTTGATCGTAGAATTATTGCTTGTCC